CCGGCACGGTGGAAGCCGTCGCTGGGCAGGTCGAACGCCTCGGCCAGATCGGACAGCTTGTGAGAGCTCATGGACGGAAAGGCCCTTCGCGCGACGGTCAGCGTGTCGATGTAATCATTGGAAAGCGCCCGAGCTCCGAACTGATCGGCGAGGCAGTTGAGAAAGCGTATGTCAAAGTCGATGTTGTGACCCACAAGCACCGAGGAGCCTATAAATTTCCAAAGAGGAAAGAAAACGTCGCAGGCGGGCGGCGCGTCCTTGAGCTTTTTGTTCGTGATACCGGTCAGCATGGAAATGAACAGGTTGACCGGTCTGTCCGGCTTTATCAGGGTCTCATACGCTTCGACCGCGCGCCCATTCCGGTAGCGAACGGCGGAGACTTCTATGATCTCATTTCGGTCAGGGCTGCGGCCTGTCGTCTCGGTGTCGATGGCAACAAATTCGTCGGGGACAACGATACTGTCCTTTCCCTTGCGCGAGCGTGTTTTCGCTGATGCAGCGGCCATTACGCATACCTCCATATGTGTTCAAATTGGACACAAAAATTAAAAGCGGCCGGGGGGAACCCTGGCCGCAAAGTTTATGTATATTATCCGGCCGTGGACTGCGCGCGGCGGTCTTCCCCCGACGCCATGAACGGCTCAAGGGCGAGATCGACCATGCCGCGGGCGCGTTCGTCCGCCGCGCGGTAGGCGCGGATGAGCGCATACTCCCCCTCCGAAAGCTCGGCGGAGGGCATGGCGGTGCGGCAAAGGAGATAATCGGCGGAGACGTGGAAGATGTCGCAGAGCTGGTGAATGAGCGCCGGGTCGAGTGAGTTGATCTCCAGCTCATAGTTTGAGACCGCAGTTCGTCCGACATGAAGAAGCTCTGCCAATTCGGACTGCTTCATGCCTTTTTCGGCTCGTAGCTCTTTGATGCGATTCATCGTCTCATCTCCGTTCCATGCAGATTATACAAAACATACGGAGGGTTTTGAAGCGTATGTCATAAATTCAGACATTTATATTAAATCGCACTTGACATTCCTGTATTTATGGCATATTGTTTAATCGTGCCAGAAATCATGGCGCGAAACAAGTAAGGAGGAGAAACGGTATGCAGATTCAAGAGGCGTTATCCGCCGCGCTGGCGCATGGGCTTTGCATCCGGCGCGCCGCGCCGATCGGAGAGTATTACTGCATCAAGCCGACGAAGCCGGGCGAGCCGCTGCTCTTTCTGAAAACGGGGAAATACGCAGACCGGAAGCCGCGCCTCTGGAATCCGGAGCTTGAGGACATTCTCGCGGGTGACTGGATCTTAACCACCGGCTATCCAACGGGAAGCCTCGGCGGTGAGGATGCTGCCGGAGACGCTGCTCAGCAGGTTGAGGCTGAACGAGCCGGCCCTTTTCAGAATCGATAGGGTTTTCTTCCAGGTCGTCTCCGGACGGATTCTTTCCAGGAGTTCATGACCGGCAAACGTCATGTCCGTTACCACAAACAGAATAACGACATTGTCGGCGTTTTTCTGGACAGCGTTGATATAACCGCCCTCTTTCAAGCGGCACAATGTATACAAAAGGTCCGGTTCCGAATAATTGGGCAGAGCTTTCGCGAGGTCTTCAATAAGTATCCCATCCATTTCTACCATGCCATCTTCGTCCGGCTTCAGAAAAGGAAATTGCTCCAGACACAAAAGGATGTCCCTTACACATTCACAGCTTAGTTTCATTTTTTCACCCCATATTGTTTTTTGAAGGAGGTCAGGACATGAACGATGAACTGCGGAGGCTGCTCATGGAGCAGATGCAGCTGCTCCATGAGCAATCCAGGGCGGACGCGATCCTGCCCGGCGAGCTGGCCGAGCTGTCCAACGCCATGACGAGCATCGCCGGCGTTTTGCTTCAGCTCAAGTGAGCCATTTTTCCTTGGCCTTCTGACGGGCCTCTCGGTTGGCATTTCTTATCCGGTAAAGGGTTTCCCAATACAGCTCCACGAGCTCTTCCGGCGTTTTGCCGGTCAGGTCCTGCTGTTCCAGATATAGCATCACCAGACCGTCCATGAAGTTATCGGGGAACGCCTTCGCCGGGGACACAGTCAGATCCGTTTGCATTATTTCACCTCCTTTCTTTTCCTTTCAGCATACCTTACCGGCTGAGGAAAAGCAAGGGAGGACACTAAGGAGGACACAAACATTGCGAGGACTTAAAGCCATGCGCCGCCGCGCGGGATACACGGTGGCGCAGCTTGCCGAGCGGCTGAGCGTTACCAGGGCGACGATCTACTTCTGGGAGCAGGGCCGGTATTTGCCGAACGCCGGGCTACTCCCGGAGCTGGCCGAGATTCTCGGCTGCTCCATCGATGATCTTTTCTTCGCCGGTCTCGACGAGGATTCTACACCACAAAAGGAGGAAACACCATGAAGAGCGAGTACATGACAATTTACGGCAGGTACAGAAAGGCTGCCGGTCTGACGCAGGAGCGCGCGGCGGAGCTGCTGGG